CTGACCGTCTCGTTGCCTCCAAAGGACAAGCCGCTGTTCAGCGCATCGATGACGGCATCGCCCGCCCCGCTGCCAGCACCGGCCGGCACCGCGATGATCACGCCAAGCCGGCCCGGCCGCGGCGCATGCGTGCCAAGTCCGGGGTCCGGCTCCTCCACGGCGATGGACAAACGCAGATACCCCGCTTCAAGCGCCGGAGCACGCACCGGCTCATTGTCATCAAACAGAGGCAGGTTTGGTGGCACGGCGGCGGTGACAAGCCCTTTGATCTCGGCGCGCAATCTGCTGGTCATGGCAGGCCTCCCTGATGGTTCGCAAGCTGCAGTTGATAGAATGTCTGGCGCTGTCCGCCGGACCCGCCCCCGGGGCCGGAACCCGGGCCGGAACCCGCCCCGTCACCAACCGGAACGGCGTTGCGGATAATCCAGCGCGCCGCGCCGGCGACAATCACCTCTCCCTCCTGCGGGCGGGCTTCTCCGGCAGGCACCATCACCAGCGCCTCGGCGCTGATGCCGTCGGCCGGCAGGTCACTGTGCTTGATCGGGGCCAGGTCGCTGATCAGCATCCGGATGGACGGGGCACCGCGACGGCGCAGCGTCGCGGCCTGTCCATAGCGGCGCAGCGCATCCGCCAGCCGCGATGCCGGGATCACCGTCATGTCCGTGCGATCCGGGTGGCGGCGGCGCTGTGAAGATAGGGGGCAAGAAGCGCGCGCAGCCGCCCGCCGGATCCGCCGCTTGCCTCATATTCGATCGCCAGTCCGCCAATCCTCTCGCGCCGAACCGCTCCCTGCAGACCGAGCAGCCTTTCGCCCGCCTCGTCGCCTGCAAGAAGCGCCAGCGCCAGTTCGAAATAGGCTTGCCGCACCGGCATAGGCAGACCATCCGGTTGTGCGCCTCCCGCGCCAACAGCTGTCCTGGGCCAGGCGCGTGGCTGTGCCGGGTCGACCGGGCTGCCACGAAAACGGAACTGGCCGTCCAGCCATTCTGCAGCGCGGATCAGCGCCGCATGGCGTGCCGGCGCATCCGCCCCGGCCCAACCATTGTGACCACGCGCGGCGAACCAGCCATCCGCAGCGGCCAGATCGGCATAGGCATTGGCACCGGCCCTCGCGATCTCGGCGATGTCATCAATCCGCCTCATGCCATGGCCTGCCGGTGTGGCTCGAAAAGGCATTCCGACACGGTCAGGCAAGGCTGCAGCACGGCATTGCCACGCGCCAGCCGCCAGTTGCGGAAACGCTGGCCAGTCTGCTGGCGGTACTGACCAAGCGTTACCAGCACCGTCTGTTCGGTCCGCCAGTGCCGCAAGAGCACGGTCTCATTCTCCATCGGCCTAGCCATGGATCGCCACTACCAGTTCCGGCCGCACCAGCTTCGTGCCCCAGAGAATGTCGAATTCCCACATGGTCTGCTTGTATTGGCGGGTGACTTCCAACCGCAGAGACAGGCCGGTCTCGGGATCGCTGACACTCATGATCTGGCCGTTGGCGCCGCCTTCCATACCGGCCGCCGATAACGGCCGCATCGCCAGCGCCACCGCGTCACGATGCATCGCCACACCAACCCGGTAGGGACGTTGCAACACCACCTCGTCGCTGGTGGTAAGGCGCGTTGCAAGCGCCGGTGTCAGTGTCACCCGGCAATGCGCGCCTCCATTTGCGGTGGCGGTGGCGGTGATCCGGTGGGTTTGTGCCTGCTCGCCGCTGCCGACGACCAGCACATCGCCGACGCGTACACTGGCAAATGCCAGCTTGAGTTCCGCGGTCGTTGCCCGGGCATTCACCTGCGCCTGCAGACCGGTTGTGGCGACCGGCGTCAGATTGCGCGGCAGCAGGTCACTGCTGAACCAGTCAATGCCGTATTTGCGGCCAATCTCGCCTTCCATCGGAACACCGGCACCACCGGCCCGATGCGCGTCATGGAACTGCGGCAGGCCAAGCGCGTTCGCCTCCATCTCGTAGTCGATCACCGCGAAACGACCGCTCTTTGGCGCGGCCGCCAGATTGAGAAGCTTGCGGGCGGTCACCGCGGCATTGGCCCCGTGCCAGACCTCCGAGGGGCTGGCGACATTCTGGAACGGCACCTCACCGGCGGCTCCGATCACCGTGCCGGTCTTCTGTGCCTCGGCAAGAATGGTTTCGTTGACGGCATTCGCCAGCGCCGTGATCGCCTCGCTCATCTGCAGCGGAATGAAACCGGATTCGGCCTCGATCTGCATCATCTCGGCATCTGTCAGGAAGAAGCTGGCGCTCTTCCAGTTGTCCAGCGGCACATCAACAACCGTCATCGCCGTGGACGGCGCCTGCCTTGGCTGCGCCCCCGGGGCCACATCCGTGGCCGCGACCGGGCGGCTCAGCGGCACGCGGATGGATTCGCCATGCCGAGCGGCTTCTGCCGACAGGCTGCTGTTCACAAGCCTTGGCAGGATCGCCTGTTCACGAAATCGCAACAGACCGCGCGCCACGATGCGCGGCATCAGGTCTGTCAGGGAATTGGAAGACATATCTGGGTCCTTTCGGTGGAAAGAGGGTGGTCAATATGAGGGTGGAGGGATCAGGGAAGCGAACCTGGGCGAGACTGAATGAGACCGCCGGGTGGTCAGCCAACAAGCCGGACGGTGCCGGCCGCAAGCCCGGCGAGGTTGGCGTTGATTGCGACGGAATCCTGCGCCCCGATCCCGGTCTGCGCGGCCTCCAGCGGGCCGGCACCCGTACCGGCGCCGGACAGACCGTCAGACGCGCCGCCAGACGCGCCGCCAGACATTGCGACAGGCGCAGCGTCAACACCGTCACCCGCATGTTCAGGGGTATCTGCCGGGGTATCTATCGGGGTATCTATCGGGGTGCCTCCCCTGCTATGCTCACTGGCATGCTCACTGGCATCTTCACCTGTCTTCTGGCTGTTCTCGGTTTCGGTCATCGTCATGTCCTTTCAGATGGCTTGTTGGAAGGATTCATCGTCGGCATCGCTGCCGGGGCGGAGCCGAGTATCCCGCGCCGCGCAATCTCGGCCAGAAAGGCCTCACGGCCGATTTCGCCGGCAAGCCTGGCGCGCAGCAGCAGGTCGGCTTCAGCAGCCTGTTCATCGCGCACCGGAAACTGCCGGCTGATCACAATGCGTCCCGCCGCGCCGGCCTCCAGCCCCAGGAATGTCGCGGCCATGCGAAAGGCCTGCGACAGGCCATCCTCCAGGGTCTGCACAATGGCGTTCAGCGCGGCGTGGGTCTGTGCTGCGTCGATCGCGCGGCCGGTGGCGGTTGTCTCGCCCGGGCGATGACGCATCATCTCCAGCCCGAGCACCGCCATCCTGTCTTCCAGATCGACAAGATCCTGACGACCAGCGGCGATGGCCGCGCCTGAATGTTCCACGAACCGAAGATCGGCCGCCGGATCATCGGCCAGGATCAACCTGTTCGGACCGATTTCGATCTCGCCGTCAGACACCTGCAGGGCGCGGCCAAACAGGATCGGGACGCGCGCCACGTGAAGGATATGCCGCTGGTCGCTCGCTGATTGCCAATGCGACAGGTTCAGCCAGGCCAGATCGATCAAAGGCGGCCGCGCCCGCATGAACCCCAGCGGTGCCGTGTTCAGCGTCACCAGGGGCACGCGCCCGAAATCATGCGCGCCTTCCTCATGCTGTCGCCAGCCGCTGCGTGTCGCATGCCAGAGCGACCATCGCTTTCGGTCGATATGGCGTACCGCCTCGACCGCCTCCTCGCCAAAGCGGCCTTGCGGGCGGGCCCGGGTTTCGCGAATGCGGATATCGGTCAGCCCCCCGCCATCACGGCGCGCGCCGATCAAACGCGCCGCCGGCAACAGCACGAAATACGGCTCACCACCGGCACGCGGCCTGTCGACCAGGATATGCACCATGCCGTCCGTCAGCAGCGCGCGCAAAAGCATGCCGGCAAAGCTGCCGACCCCCATGCCGTCGCCATCCACGGAGTCCGCCAGCGCCATGAGCGGCGGCGCCGCGTCCGCCAGCGCCACCGGCCGTGAAAAAGGTCGTCCGGACAACGCCTGCACCGTGCGTGAAAGTCCGTTGAACAGAACGGAACGGCCCAGCCGCGCGCGCCAGGCTGTCCAGCTTTCATTGCTTTCGCGCGGCAGCCACCTTTGACCGGCACGCCGCATCGCTGTCGTGCCGCCCATCAGGTCGGCAAGCAAATCCAGCTCGGGCGCCATCGCCCGGTGCGCCAGCCCCGGGACGGCGATCGAGTTATCAATCATCGTGATGTCCTTTGTTGCAGAGGCGGCTTTCCGCCGCCGGTTACAGCGCCAGCTCGCGGCTGCCTGTCTCCAGCCCGCCGAGCAGCGCGTTCACGACCCAGACCAGCGCGTCAAGCCGGTCCGGCGAGGGACGCTGCCGCTGGCCCGGAACACAGCCGCACATCTGCTCTTCCAGCTGCGGAAACACGCCCGCGTGGCGCACCTCGCCGCGCTCATAGGCGGCGGCCACCGGCTCGGCCCGCCGGGCCTTGCCATGCCTGGCGCGGACCGCGCGAACAGGAAGTGGCGTGCCGGCCTGGGCCAGCAGGCTCTGCACCAGCGCCCCGCCCTGATTGACCTCGGCGATCACCGCCTCACCCCGCCACCGCCGCATCACCCGATGCACGCGTTCTGCCCAGGCGGCCGGGGCCAGTGTCGCGCTGGCATCCTCAAGAACCCAGATCAACCCGCCCGTATCGCGCGCGGCGACGATGATCCCGGTCTCGCCCGGTCCACCCATCGCCGGATCGACACCGACCAGTACCCGCCGCAGAGCGGCCCTTTCCGGCGGCGCAGCGCGACACCCCTCGATCAGTCTGTGATGCCACAGCGCGCCAGGGGGCGCGGTGACCATCTCGCCAAACAGCTCCTGGCGTCCCAGCGCGCTGTCTCCATAGCGCGCCATCATCGCCTCGATGAATCCGGGGGCCAGATTGGCGCGGTTCTCACCGCTGGCCCCGCGGATCACTGCCGTGTCCGGCGCTTCGGCAAGCGCGCGCAGCCAGCGTCGCGGCCGCGGCGTTGTGGTCGCCAGGCAGCGCGGCCGTGATCCGGCGCGCAGCGCCAGCATCAGATTGTCCCAGGCCGCCTCATAAGGCCATTTGCCAATTTCATCGGCCCAGGCGTGATCGAACTCGGGCCCGCGAAGCTGTTCCGGATCGGCGGCCGAATAGCACCGCACCACCGTGCCCGACGGCCAGTCCAGCCGCCTGAGCGAGCGGTGCCAGGTCGGGCGATCCGCCGCCGGCGTCACAGCCAGCAAGCCGGAAGGGCCCTCGATCATCACCTGGCGCACATCCTCGGCCGTATCTCCGACCAGCGCCACCGAACGGCCGACGCCGCTTTCGGCAAGGCTGCGCACCCATTCAGCGCCAGCCCGCGTCTTGCCAAACCCGCGCCCGGCCATCAGCAGCCACACCCGCCAGTCGCCCGGTGGCGGCAACTGGTTCTGCCGCGCCCAGAGTGGCCAGAGGTAAAGAATTCGGGCCGCCTCGCCGGGGGCGAGCGAGACCAGAAACGCGTCAATCTGCGCCGGTGTCGCCGAGGCGAGAAACGCCTTCCATTCGGCGGCGAAGCTCCTCGGCAAAATGTTCGTCATTCAGCATGTCTTTCCGCGATTGCGCGCCATCGAACCGGTCCGGCCGCCGCGCCTTCAGCAGAAACATCAAAAGCCTGTCCGAATACCGGGTCACCCGCCCCACCACATCGCCGCGGAAAAAACGGTCCTCGCCAATGCCTTCTACGGCCCGGCGAAAGGCCTCCATTTCCAGCCGGTCGGCGGCCTCTTCCAGCGCGTCGCTCCAAATGCCGGCAAAACCCATGTCGCGGCGACGCCGATCATAGCAGCGCGACCGGCAGACCCCGGCAGCGCGCGCCGCCTCGCTGACATTGCCTGTCCTGCGAAGTGCGGACAGGAACACATCTTCCCATCCGCCATCACCAACACGCGCACCAGCATCGGTATCAGCACCGGCGCCCGGGTCAGCGGGTTGTGATGAGGATGGCATGAAGGACCTGCGCTGGCATCGGCCGGATCAGGGCCGATTGTCTGTCGGGGAAGAGGTTTGTGGCACCACGCCGCAGCATATAATAGGAAATATCCTATTTTGTTCCGAATGTCAAGATGAATCTTCGGCCTCCGCCCGAGCCAGTGCCATCAACGCCATCCTGTGGTCACGAAACATGGTTGTGCGACTGCGCCGCTGGCGCGCGCACAATTCCGCCCAGCGCACGCCGCAGGCCCGTGCCCAAAGCAACTGGCACTGGCGCGGCGTCAGGCGCCACATCAGTCTTGCGATCAGATCCAGATCATTAATCGCCTCCGGCGTCGGTCTTGCCCTTGCAGATTTTCTTGTGCCCTCGACCACAAAGCGGGTTCTGCGGATCATCTCTGGCCAGGCGCTCCGCACCCCGGCAGGGGACGCGCCAGAATCCTGTGGCAAGGCGCGCAAGGTCGCCACAGCACGCGCCAGTCTTTCTTCCAGCGCCCGTACCGCCTCCCCCGGCAACCGGTCCGCGCCGGACAGGGCGGGTTTTCGATCTGTCTGCATGGTCTACTGCCTCCCTCTTGCATAATCATAGGATTTTTCCTATTATTGGATCTAGCATGAACATCGGTGACGCTGCCATTATCCGAAAGGATCATGATCCGGCGCGATCATGATTTTCAGGGATGAAACCAACCCGCCGGAGGACGCCAGTTGCAGACAGGCCCGATCACCAGCAGGAACGCCAAGCTCGATGCGCCGCGCCGGGCCGTGCTTGCGGCACTGGCACAGAGCGGCATGACGCTGAAACAGGCATCGCGCAGCCTTGGCCGCAATGACGCCTACCTTCAGCAGTTTCTCTATCGCGGCTCGCCGCGGCGGCTTCCCGAGGATGTCCGGCTTCGCCTTGCCGAACTGACCGGCAGCGCGGCGGACAGCTTCCTTGACCCGCAACTTCGCAGGCTGCACGGCGCCGATGCCCCGACGCGGCTTCCTGTGCCGATGCTGGATGTCAGCGCCGCCGCCGGCGGGGGACGCGCCGGCGATGACATACCTTGCGACGACACCGCCATTGCCTTTCCGCCCACCCTGCTCCGCCGCATCACTGCGGCGCCAACCAGCGGCCTCAGGCTGATCACGATCAGCGGCGATTCGATGACCCCGACTCTCGAGGATGGTGACATGGTGATGATCGATACCGGCCGCACCTCGCCCTCGCCGCCGGGCATTTTCGTTCTTGATGACGGCGTTGGTCTCGTGGCAAAGCGTGTGGATGCCGTACTCAACAGCTTTCCACAACAGCTCCGCCTGTCGTCAGACAATCCGGCCTACAGCAATTACCAGCGCCGTATCGACGAGGTTCGCATTCTTGGCCGCGTCGTGTGGTTTGCCCGCAGCCTGTGATCGCCGGCGCGCCAGGATGCAAGGATCAGCATGAAGAACCGTCATTCCTCCCATGGCAGAACCGGCGGCCGCGGCGCCAAGCGTAACAGCGCACGCGGCAATGCGCGTGGCAATGCGCGTGGCAACGACCGAACCACCAGATTGCCGCGCAACGCCGCGCCTGTGGAACTCGAGATCAGCCATGTCGGCGGGCGCGGCGACGGTGTCGGCAAGACAGAATACCGCCACAATCACATCACCTCGACGCATGATATATTCGTCCCCGCCACCTTGCCGGGCGAGCGCGTGCTGGCGCAGCCGACCAGCATAAGCGGACAGGGAATCCGCGCCGTTCCAAGCGAGATCATCACCCCTTCCGCCGACCGGCGCGAGCCGGATTGTGGCGCTTTTCCGGCTTGCGGCGGCTGCAGCTTTCAGCATTGGCGGGATGAACCGGTGACCGCCTGGAAAGAACAGCTTGTCGCCGGGTTTCTCGGGCGCGCCGGAATTCCCCTTCCCGATTTCACACCGCCGCATGTCTCCCCGCGCCGGGCAAGGCGCCGCGCCAGTTTTCATCTGAAACGGCTGACCGGCGGGATCGCTGCCGGATTTCTGGAGCGCGGGTCCGACCGGATTGTCTTTCCGCAGGGCTGCAGCATCCTTGTCCCCGAGTTGGCGGCGCTGCTGAACAGCATCGCCGAAATGGCGGCCGACAGGTTTCCGCTGGGCCTGACCATAGATGCGCATGCCAATCTTCTCGACAACGGCATCTGCCTGCTCCTTCGGGGACCCGCAGGCTGGCATGACGGGATCATGGAAGTTCTGGCAGAATGGGCGGCGCGCGCAAGTCTGGCGCGCCTGTCGGTGGCCGAGGCGGACGGCCCGCCATTGACCCTTCTGGCCCCGGCCCCGCCGGTGCTGAATTTTGGCGGCATCAATATCACCCCTCCCGCGGGGGCTTTTCTTCAGGCGACAGCGGATGCCGAACTCATCCTTCAGGACACTGTGGCGCAGATTTGTGATGGCGCGGCAAGGGTGATTGACCTGTTTGCCGGTTGTGGCACCCTCAGCCTGCCGCTGGTCAAGGGTCTCTCGCATCTGACCGCCGCCGAATCAGATATTGCGGCATTGTCGGCGATGAAGGCGGGGGTGGACGGCGCCGGTCTAGGCGCACAGCTCGAATGCCTGGATATTGACCTCATGCGCGCACCGCTGGGTTCCGATCGGCTCGATCAGGCCGATGCCGTAATTCTCGATCCGCCGCGCGCAGGCGCTGCCGCGCAGTGCGAGATGCTGGCGAGAAGCCGCGTGCCCGTGATCGCGATGGTGTCCTGCAACCCCGCCAGCTTTGCACGCGACGCGGCAATTCTCGTCTCTGGCGGCTACCGGATGGACCGTCTGCGCGTCATTGACCAGTTCCGCTTCTCCAGCCATGTTGAGCT